TTCGAGGCCGTGATGAATGCGTCGCCAGCGTCACCGCTCGTGAAATTCGTAGGGTCGTTCACGTCTGACCACTTCACGTAGCCATCGGACGAAAACATAAACAGATATGGATGCAGCACCACAATGCCGCCAGACACGCCCGCCGTTGGGATTGGCGTCAGGATGGCTGTGCCGTATGCGTCTCCGATATAGGCAACGTAGTTTGCGTCGCTGGTGATGTCCATCAGGGTGTCCGAGGCATGGGCAATGATGACGTTGCCGCCGCCCCCGCCATCGAACATGGCGTCGAACATCCAGTTGTAGTTAAAGTTCTCGACAAACGTCACTGGCGTCCGGTCGACGGGCGCAGAGGTGTTGCCGTTGACGTCAATCGTGAACCGTTGGACGCCGTATTGATGTCCGATGTGCGTGTAGGCGAAATTGTTTAGGCCCAGAGTGTGAATCTGCCGGACGATGCCAGACGAGTAATTGCTGATCTGCCTGTAGCCGCCGATCTTGCGCGGCAGCCCGCGCTGAAACCGCACCCACTGCCCGTCGACGTAGAAGTTCCCTTCGAACCTCGTGCCGTCGCGCTTGATGCCGGCCTCCGATCTGACGTTGACGGGGACGAGCATTAAAAGGAACCACCGTCGACTGTGCCCGATGGTGCAGGACCAAGCGCGGCCCAGACGTTGCTGGGCGCGCCTGCTGTAAACACGGTAATGCCCAGAGAGGAGCCGCCGAGATTGACCAAGGCTCCGTTTGCCGTCGTAGAGCCGGTGCCGCCCTGAGAAACTAACAGCGGGACGCCAAGGCCGCCCGTGTCAGCCGCAATGACATTGGTGCCGTCGCAATACAGGATCTGTCGCCCACCCTGAGTTATGCTCACGCCCGTGCCCGCAGCCGTTTTAACCGTGAGTGTGTAAGCACCGCTCGTGTTGTTATCGACCCAGTACTGCTGCACGGTAGTGGGCACGACGATCTGCATATTCGCCAACAGCGTACCGCTAAACTGATAAGCAATGCGGTTCAGTTCCACACCGGAAAGCACATAAGGGCTCGTCTCACCAGTCAGATCGATGGAGATGTAATCGAAGGTGAACTCAGCGGGCTGCCCAAGCCCAAGGGTGTAGAATTCTGTACCGTCGCAAACGAAAAACGCGCTGGCACCCGGGTTCATAATCAGCGACGCGCCATTGTCGATGGTTTCGCCACCGGGCCCCTGAATGGTGATGGCGCCAGTGCCTCCGTTACGAATCTGGCAGAACCAATCATTGCCAACTGTGGAAGCTGCAGGCAGCGTCAGCGTGCCAGCGCCGCCTGTCCACAGGAACATCTTGGAACGGTCGGAATTGCCAATCGTGTAGTTGGAATTTAGTCCGTCAACCAAGATGGATTGATTCAACGTCGCGCCGATTGCCTTGATGCCCAAGCCGGCAAGAGAGGCGGCGTTGATAGCGGATGAGCCAACGCCATAGGCCAGTGCGCGCCACGAACCGTTCACTGTGGTGTTGTTTGTCAGATACAACTGCCAGCTTTGCCCAGCCGCAATCGACGCAAGCGTGTTGCCGCTATTGTCGGCAACGATGAACGTGAAGGCCCCCGGGTTGAAAAACAGGGCCGTCTCGCCAACCGAAGCCTGAGAGGCGTCGGGCATGCGGATCGTAAAGCCGCCCGCTGAAGGGGTAACGTCCATGATGGACGAGACGACATCAGTGTTGGAGGCAAGCTCAGTCGGCCACGTCAGGGTGACGTTTGCGGTGAGAGCAACAGCGCGATAGCTGGGGTTGGCCGAATAGATATTCGTGCCGCCGAAAGTGTTTGTGAAACTCGGCACGCCTTAGTCCTCCCTGCGGACGATGCCGCGATCAACAATCTGACGAATGTCTTCGCCATTGAGCGCGGCGATGGACCGGTCGTAGAAGCCCTGCCAGATCGGAATGATCTCTTCGTTCTTCAGGAACGGCGCGGCCTCCAGCAGCGAGGCGTAGAGCAGCGCGTTCGGCGCATATTCCGTGAACCAGTTTGTCTGGAGATCTTCGCCGAGCAGGGGCGGAAGCTCGTAGTAGATGATTTCGTATGGGAACGCGGCGTTCGGCGTGGGCGCAAAGAACCAGTGCGAATAATCATAGTCCGCGTAAAAGCGCGGCGTCCCGGTCAGGGTCTGGTTTGGCCAGTACTGACGCATATACTCATACGCGCGCGGGAAGATTTCCTGCGTCGTGTTGTAGCCGGTGCCCGTGCCGACTCGGATGCTGACGGTTTCACGCCAGCGATCCGGCTTGGGGTAGGTCGGCTCTCCCACCGTCATGGTCGATGAGACCACAGTGACGGTGCCCTGAATCTTCAGTTCACGGGCAAGGCGGCGCTCAGCAAGGCCGATCAGGCTGGGCAACTGAAGGTAGACGGACGGGTCAGTCGCGAACGTAGCCCCGCGCTCCAGATAGTTCCGGAGGTCGTTCAGCAGACTGGTATAGGTCATTGCCGTGGCCATAGCGGGACCCTACATCAATTCAACAGCAGCCGCAATTAAGCCTGCAACAGCCGCAAACGCAATCACAGCTTTGCTTTTCACGTTCGTCAGTTTGTCCATCAGCGAACGCTGGGGAGGGTGCGGGTCGCCGATGACGCCATCGGTGATCTTTTTAGCGATGATGGCCTTGATGATGTTCATGGAAATCTCCTTAGAACCAAACGTCATTTTACCGCTACCGCGTCTTTCCATGCCTCAATGGTCAGCCGGTGTTTCTCCGCGCAGTCGTTCCTGCGTTCGATCAGGTCTTTTTCCCACAGCAGCCGGGCTGGGTCGAGAAATGGCTTGGGCGGATTGTTTAACAGGGAACACGGGCTCGCCAGATTGGACGGCGGCGGCTTCAGTGTTTGGATTACCGATGACTTCGAGGAGCACCCGGACAGCGTCGTCAGGAGGAGCGCAGCTGGCAGCAGCGGCAGGCACCGTGTGGTAAATCTCACGAATGGTGTTGATCCGTTCGACGGAGCGCACATCGGCAGCGGCGCGTGTTTCTTCATATTCTGCGGCCTTTGTATCGAGGATGACATCCGCTTTGGCACGTTGCTTTCCCGCCTTTTCCAGAGCCTTTGCATACGCCGCGTTGCACTGCCAATCGCGGACTTTGTATCCTGCGACCGCGCCGACAACGAGAGCGCCTGCCGCCGCATAAAGCATGATCGGGTTAGGGATCACGGCATCCACCCGGCAAACTTCTTCGTCTTCAGCTTGCGATCATCGAGGCCGTGTGTGCCGCCGTTGATGCGCTTCGTCAGCGCGAGAATGGCGGCGTCGTTGATGCCCTGATCACAGATCGACCACAGCTTATTCCTGTCGAAGAACCACAGCGCCGACTCGAAGCAGAGCTCATTCGCAACCAGATCGGGGTTGGTCATCACGTCCGGGCGGTCGATGTAGTCCGCGAACGCCTGATAGTTCGCGTTGCCCGTCAGCTGCAACGCGCCGCGACCGCGATACTTCCAGCCGTCGCCAGACGCCTCGACACTGTTGCCCATGCGGCTGGCATAGACGCGGTTGGCGATCTTCTGCGGCTGGCGCGCATATGCCTTGGCCATGTCCTCCGTAGGAAAATACTTGCCGAAGATGCCGCGCAGCCCGGGAGCGCCGTAGTTCAGGTTCTCGCTGAAGGCCGTGAAGTTTCCTGACTCGTGCGCCGTCTGGGCGAAGAAGTGCGCAGCGCGGCTCTTATTCAGCTTGTAGTAGGCCGCAGCAGCCTTGAGCGTGCCCGGACCGAACGCACCGTCAGCGGTAACGCCGATCTTTTTCTGGAGGTCTACGAGGCTCATTTGCTCTTATTCCATAGCTCGAACAGCGCCTTGATCTTCTCCTCAACCACGGCAAGACGCACGTCCATCTTGGCGAGGATGATCGTCAGGGAGATGAACGCCAGAACAATCGGCCAAAGCTGGCCGATCAATTCAACGGTGGAGAGTTCGCCAGTCATTACTGCCCCGCGCGGCGCCAATCAGGAAAGTCGCTTTCATCGACAACGCCGTCGCCGTTGGCGTCATAGCGCAGGTCGTTGCGATACTTCTCCCACGGAGCCATATCGTCATCATCGTCGGCCTCAGCGGCAGGCTCCGGCGGCGCAGGCAGCGGCTCAGGCTCGACCGGAGCAGGCTCTGCTGGCTTTGCGTCACGCGCATTCGCGTTGAGGCTCAGACCACCCAGCAGGCCGACGAACGCACCGACAATGGTGTTGAACGCAGGTCCGATAATCTCGAAGACATTCTCGCTGCTTACGATCTCGTTGGACACGAACATGCCAGCGACCATTGCGATGACGACGACGAGGATGACCGCCGCAAGCGTCACGACCGCCGTGCGAATCGTGAACTCAATCGTGTCCTCGATGCCGTCGCGGCTGCTTTCAAAGCGATCCCAGAAGCTCACAGGGCTCCCCTTCAGTTAGGTTGTCGGTCAGCCACCTGCTGCAGACGATCTTCAATCCGCCTCAGGTGAATGATCATCTCATCAAAGCGCCGGTCAATTAACTGG